AAAACACTCAAATGTCCAAACAACTTCTGATTAAGTAAAACACTCTCTCGGATTCTAGGATCACATTCCAATAATATCTCCCAAAGTAATTCCCAATAAGTAGGTGCAATAGTGTGGTCCCATTTCTCAAAATCAATAGGTATGAGTCTGCGTCCTTCGCGCAACTTAATCTGTATATTACTCACTTTTTCTTGACCACCACGTAAAATACCGAATCGAGAATCAATTGCCTGAAAACTATCAGCAATGTAGTCCATAATGTACTTCTGATGCAAATAAAGTCCTACAGGTGCATTAACAATATAGCGCAATTTGGGCCCTTTTTCATCTGGTTTAATAAAAGCATGTAAACCCTCTTCGGCTATCTTTTCTTCCGTAGTCAACTTCATAAGTTGTTCATCCGTCAAAGACAGTGCTAGGCCGGTTTTGGTGCGTAATTTCTTACCATCAACTTCCAATCTGCTAGCCTTCGCAGCACCATCATTTAACCAATTCTGTCTTGCCTTAGTCCATTGTTCAAAATCTTGCCAGTGAAATAATTCATCCATACGATTTGTAGGTTGCAAGACCGTTTTTAAACACTCTTTGAGCAAGTTACGATCAATTTGAGTATCATCGACGTGCACAAGCCAATCATATATATCATTTTTGGTTTCTATCCTATCTTGTGCTTTAGGGAAACCGATTATTGTTGCCAAATCAACGAATTGTATCCACTCTTCATTAGGTAATACCTTTGACAAAACTGACTTCGCATGGATGTTCATTTGTGAACCGAACTTTGCCATTTCTTTTGGTGCCAGCCGGGAAAGCAGCTTTGACACCACAACAGCACTTTGGAATCCAAGTTTGTGAAAGTAGGTATAAAAGATAGATGACAGCTTATCATCTTTTAAAATACTCTCAGCTCTAATATAGCCCACTTGAGTCCAGGGGTACTCCTTGCGTTTTAGTACTCTCTTTTTTGATAATTCATTTGTATGCAAAAAAGTGTCAAAAAACATTAGTAGCGCAACATTTTTGTCTTTTGGGTGTAGCGCATCCCAAGTTTGATTAGTGAAATTTTTAGTTTTTCGTTCCAGCCGAGGAGCGAAAGGAATGGATAGGTAACTGAATCCGACTGCTTGTAGTATCGATCACCAAAGCGATACCAGAGTGTCCCATATGATACTCATCTAATGATTTGATTTCACCTATAGATAGAATTGTTGAAGCTGCTATTGAAAAGTGATTGCCAAAGACATTCGTTCTAGTTGGTCGAGGTGGTACAAGCTTGTAATCAGAAGAACTATCTTGATAATATATATCAAAGTTTGGAGTAACGGTAGTATCAACGATTGCAGGCACCTGTATTGTATCACCGGCTAGATATATCATTTTACCAGTATTGAAAGGATCGTATGTATTCCAAATAAACCTACTCGGTGTATCAACAACTGTGAATTGTAAACCATTGTTAGCGATACCGGCTGTTGTTTTTGCATGTGTAGCCTGATTAAATAATTCAACTTCCTTTCTATCCCAACCCAAAGGTGAACCGAAATTTTTAAGCAAGACAGTGGTAGTACCATGAAAACTTACACCTGTATAGCCTGTATATGAAAAGCCTTGTATATTTTGTGTCGGTAACACAAACTCCATTGAG